GCCCAGTACGCCACCACGGGAGCGGAACGCGGCGTCAAGTCGGTAACCGGCGAAGTGATGCGGCTGTCCATTAAGCAATTCCGCGCCTACCAGGACATGCTGCTCAACACCGCTGGTAACGGCGTCATCGGCACCATCACCAGCTTCTCCACCACCACGCTGACGAACGACACCTACACGCTGACCACGGATGGGTTCAAAGATGAACTCTTCGCCATCGGCCAGAACATTCAGGTGTACAACGCGGCGCTGACCACCAATCGCGGCGGGGCGAACGTCATTGCCATCAATCGCGTGGCGCACACCATCCAGGTGGATGCCACCGTTGCCGGCTTGACCAACGGCGACCTGATTGTGATTGGCGGCCTTTCCGGCACGCTAACCATCCAGAGTTCGCTGTTCGGCATTCAGTACCACAACTCCGATGCGACTTCCGGGCTATGGCTGAACATCAACCGCGCCAACGTTTCAAACGTGGTGACGCCATCGGTCAACGCTTCTTCTTCGACACTGACCACCGCTTTCGTCCGTGCGGCCTTGAATCGCATCCGCATGAACCTGGGCGATGATTTCTTCAACAACGAGGACACCAAGCTGATTGCCTACGCTCATCCGGCGCAGGCCGATGCGTATGAGGCTTTGGCGATTACGCAAAGCGTGATCTACAAGGAACCGACCGGAAATCAGAACGTGGACCTGATGTTCAACAACCAGCGCGGCTTGGCGATGAGCAACGTTCCGGTGAAGCAGTCGATTCACCAGGACCGCACCCGCGTGGACTTCATGTGCATGGGTTACTGGGGCCGCATCGTGGCCACGGATACCGGCTTCGTGAAGTTCGGAGATCAAATCATCTGGCCGCAATACTCTGGCGGCACGCAGCTTGTCTCCACCGCGATGTTCTACCTGAAGGCTGGGTTGCAGGTGTATAACCGCAATCCGCTTTCGAGCGCGTACATCAAGGCGCTCGCGCTGCCTGTTGGGTCCATCTACTGATGCTGAAACCCGTTCCGATTCGGCTGCAGAGGCGAATCACCGAGATGGGAGGGCTGGCCCCTAACGGCCAGCCCCTCTTCCGGGTGCTCCGCGGCTCGGATCGTTTCACGCTGATCGGCGGAAAGTGGACGCATCATGACGCCAATGGAAATGAAACCGGGTCGCATATCGGCGTCGAGCGCGTACTGAAGTATCCAGAGGCGAAGGACCGCTACATTTTCGAGATGTGGATGGCTCCAGAGCTTACGGAAACCGAGTGGAACCTGCAATTCACGGAATGGATTGACGGGCAGAAGGTCGAAACGCTCGGACCCTATCCGGCAAACGGAGAATACGAGCTCATCCGCGTGATTGAGCGCGTGTACGTTGACCCGAAAACCGGGAACGTACTGAGAAAAGAGTTTGTGCCGCTAACGGAGACGATTTGCGACGCGCTGGTGCAAACCGCGAAGCTCAACAAGGAACTCCCCGCAAAGCATCGCATGCTAGCGGCGCAAGAACGACGCGAGCGCGAAGAAAAGGCCAAGGAAGAGCGCCAGATTCGGATGATTGAGGATATGCAGCGGCCCGATTGGGCGCGCAATCCCTACGTCATCATTCCCGACATGAAGGAGATTTCACAGTATGGGTAGCATTCAGATTTGCAGCATCGCACCGGAGTCTTTCAAGATCAAGCGTTCCTACAACTGGAACGGCTTGGAGCTGCCGGCATGCCCGAAAGACAAGCCGTACTCCAGCCTCATAGTGAATGACCACACGGATATGCGCGTGGTGGCCATCGACCATTGGGCAGAGCACTCGGAAAAGACGCCGGTCACGATTACCGCGAAGGAGATCGTTGCCGACTTCTTCGCCAATGAGAACCTCGGGCCGAAAGGCGCATTCATTCCAAAAGGCGATATTCCAACCGAGGAAGAGATTGCGGCGGCGCACGAAGCGCGGCGGAATTACCTGCTCAAATGCGTGCATGCTGGGCAGGCAGAGTATGCGAAATCAGGCCGCATCGACGACATTCCCGGAGAGTGGAAGCGAGCGGCAATCGAGCTCGGCATGGACTTCGAATGGGCGAAGCGGATGCCGCCCAAAATGCAGGAATGCCCCGCCTGCGGTGAAACGCTCAAGCCGGGCGTGGCGATTTGCAAAAGCTGCGGAGCGATTCTCGACCGGGAAAAGGCCAAGCAGTTCGGGCTTATCGCGGAAGAACCGAAACCGCGCAAGCGTGAGAAGCCGGAAGAGGTTTCGGCGACCTAGCCCATGCCCGTTGTACCAACAAGCGCATATAACACGGCAGGCGACTGCTTCCAGCTAGTACGAGCGCTGCTCGCGGACGCGGACACGCCTGCTGTATCGAGCATCACGGCGACAGGCGCGGTGCGTTCGGCGAATGTGGTGACGATTACCACTGCCGCGAACCATAACCTGCAAGTGGGAAACATCGTGCAAGTGGGCAGCGTGACGGATTCTAGCTTCAACGGCACGCAAACCGTTACGGCGGTTCCGAGCGCGACCACTTTCCAATACAACCAGACAGCGGCAAATGCCAGTTCCGGTAACGGAACGGTGACGCTGCTGGTTCAGGGCGATGTTTACACGGATTCTGTGTTGCTGCCTTTCTTGCAGAAAGCCTACCGCAAGGTACAAGAGCGGATGCGGCAGGCAGGAAGCAAGACCATGACAAGCGAAGTCATTCTGACGAATGTTCCGGCCGGCACGACTTCCATCACGGATTCGACTTCTCCGCGGTTGCCAGTGGACTTCCTTGCGCCGCGAACGCTCGAGGAGCGCATCACTGGGAATCCCTTTTTCAATCCGCCGATGCAGCCCGTTGACCAAATTCCGAGTATCGCGCAAGGCGGCTACAACGGCTGCTATGCGTGGTTCGAGGACGGGCTGTACTTCATTGGCGCGACAAACAATCTGGACATCCGTATCCGGTATTTTGTCGGATTTCCTGTGCCAACCGACGGCACGAGCGTGCTGACGATTCGCGGGTGTATCGACGCGGTTTCCTCGTGGACAGCGTTCCTTGCGGGCAACTCCCGCGGCGCGGCCAACGCAGCCACCTTCGCGCAGCAATTCGAAGATGACATGAAAGACCTTCTGAACATGCAGGCTCACGCGCGCCAGTATCTCCCGGCGAGGCGCAAGCCGAATAACAGGGGACGTGGCCGCATTTACGGCTACGGAGTAGGCGGAACGGTTTAGCGAGTCAAAAACAAACGGCCTATCTCGGGCCGGAAAGAGAGAAAACGCAATGGCACTTTCCATGGTGGTCAACAAGCAGTGGTACGACGGGAAAAAGGTCAACATCGTGGGGACGATTACGGCTTCCGGCAGCTATTCGACCGGCGGAGATACCCTGAACCTGCAGGGCCTCGGCATTAAGTCCTCGCAGCTCCCATTCCTCGTCCAGATCAGCGGACAGAACGGCTTCATCTACCAGTGGGTAGCGGGAACCACGCAAGCCAACGGCAAGATGAAAGTGTTCGTTGCGACCACGGGCGGGACGAACCTACCGCTATCTGAGCATACGGCTGCCGCTTATGTCGCCGGCGTGACGGGCGACACGATTACGTTCGAAGGCATGTTCGAGATTCGGTAATCGCCTGATGCCGACTTCGGGCTACGCTCCGCAGCAAGTGGAAGCATTCGGCGGGTTGAACACGCTGCTCGACCCGACAAATCTTCCATTCTTGTGCTCGCCCGATTGCTCGGATGTGGAATTTCTGCCTGGGCTGGTGCGGACGCGGCCCGGACTGACCTCTCTCTTTGCCGCGCTTGGCGGCAATCCCACCGTAAACTACCTGAAGAGCTACATCACGCCCGCGATTCTTCTGCGGACGCTGGTGCTTGACTCCTTTGGCGTCTTTTACAAAGAGCAGACACCCGGAACGCTCACAATCATCGGACAAATCGAAGGCGTGGACCTCTACGGCAACTCCGTCTCATTGTTTGGCCGCGAATACATTGCATTCGGGGATGGAAAATTCGGAGCAGCGATTCCGCGCCAGTACGACGATACGAACTTTGATCGCGTAAGCGAGGTAGGCCCAGGAGCCCCGCCGAACGCAGCGGAAGAAAACATTTCCGCAACGATTGTGGCTTCTCCAGGGGGTCTCGCGCAACAATCCCGCGCGATTGTTGCTTCACCAAACGGATTGAGCCAATCCGGTAACGTAGTCACCGTCCATATCACCGTGGCACTTTCCTCCCAAGCGTTGCTGCCGGGAGATTCTGTTGTTATTTCAGGCGCGGGAGTCGCGGGCTACAACGGAACGTGGACTGTGGCATCCGTGGCAGCGGATGGACTGAGCTTCACATTCCTTGCCACTACGACAGGACTGGCCAACTCCGGCAACGGCTCCGTAGCAATGGGCCTGACGCAGGTAACTATAACGTCTCCTGCAGCGCCGGGATTTGCCGACCTTGGAACGCTTGTGACCATTAGCGGCGCGGGAGTCGCGGGCTACAACGGAACGTGGACTGTGCGAGCAGCCGCTGGTGGCGGCGTGAACTTTCAGGTGTATGTCAGCAATCTAGGTTTGGCGAATTCCGGCAACGGCACCGTCGCAATGGCGGGGAATATCGTCGCTGGAGTCCACCAGATCAGCGTCGCATTTGTCACGCGCAACGGCTATATCACCGCGCCATCCTCTCCGGCAAGCTGGACCGCAACTGGTAATAAGCGCGTGGTTGTCTCAAACATTCCGGTAGGGCCTCCGGGAGTCGTGGTGCAGAGAATCCTGCTTTTCACGGCAGCAGGCGGTTCGAGCTTCTTCTACACGACAGGAGACCCATCCATCTTCGGCAGTAACATGGTCATCACGGACAATACCAGCACGAGCCTTACTGTCGATTTCAGCGACACCATTCTGCTTGAAGGCACCAATGCGGATGATTTGTTCGATCTTCTGGAGCTGGGCGAGTGCTCTGGAGTGACACAGTACTCATCGCGTCTCTTCTGGTGGGGCGAGCGTAACAAGCTCAACAATTTCGTGAATTTGACATTCGATGGCGGCTTCGGCGGAAGCGTAACAAACATTCCTCTTGGATGGTCGGCTGATGCCACAAATTACGCCGGGGGACGGATTGCCAGCTCTTCCGTCTTCGGGCAAGCCTACGGCATCATCGGAGATGGCGCGACAGCCACACGTGGCCTGATGACGCAAACGGCTGCTTCCGACGCGTTTGGGAATCCAATCCTCTCGAACAACGTTGGATACAGCGTCAGAGTGCGCATGGCGGTTGACCCTTCTGGCATTCCCTTCTCGCAAGGCACAGTGCACGTCCAACTCTACAGTCCTAGCCTATCGCTTGCCTCTGGCCTCGACGTAGACCTCACCACGCTTACCAGTTCCTTCGCTGAGTATACGGCGCCGATGACAACAGGGCTTTCAAGTATTCCTAATGATTTGGCGCTGCGAGTGTTTGCCGACGGCACGCCGACGGCCAGTGCTCAGGTAATGATCGACTGCATCGAAATTTACCCCACGAATCAGCCCTATAACACCTCCATCGTGCGAGCTTCGAAAGTGGAAGACCCGGAAAGCTACAACGGCGTGGACGGATTCCTGAACGTCGCGCCGGAAAACGGGCAGGCGGTGCGCTGCTGCTTCGTACTGCGGAACAATCTGTACATCGTGAAAGAGCGCAGCATGTATGCCACGCAGGATGACGGGACAAACGAGCCGGCCAACTGGAGCATTCAGGAGATTTCGCAGAAGGTAGGGACGCTGTCCGTCCGCGGCGTGGGCTTGGGCGACGAATGGGCCATCATTGCCGGAGAAGATGGCGTGTACTACTTCGACGGTAGCCAGCCGCAAAAGATTTCGCAGGAGATTCAGCCTACCTGGGATCAAATCAACTGGTCCCTCGGCTATCTCATCGACGTGAAGGTGGATACCAAGCGGAAGCGCGTATACATCGCTATCCCTTTCGGAAGTTCGGCAACCGCCAACAATCGCGTGCTCACGCTCGACTACACGGAAGGATTCGCCGAATCGACGCAGACGGGCGTTGGCCGCAAGTGGTCGCCGTGGGCCATCAGCTGCAATTCGATGAACCTGATTCTGCGGTCTGACGGCACGCAGCAGCTTTGGCTCGGCAACAACGCTTCGAACGGCAAAATCTACCAGCTCGATACGACTGGCGCGGTGTTCTCGGATGATGGGGCAGCCATTAATTCCTACTGGCAGTCGGGCTTCGCGCAAGACGCGGCGCGCATGAGTTTCGGATACCTGACGGCGAACATCATGGGTTCGGGAAACTGCAACCTGATTTTCCGCAAGGGAGACCAAGGCTGGCTCTCGACGGCAAGAGCTTGGGCGCTTTCGTCACTCGGATTTCGCAACATGGAACGGCAAATCAAATTCGACACGGAGCGACTGGCGGTGCGCTTCGGCACGAGCGCCGTGAATGACTACTTCAGCCTCCAGGGATTCGCGCTGTGGAACAAAACTTCTACCTACCAGCCTATCCGGGGAATTAACGGATGATCTCACCGC